TTAGCTAGACACTATTATAAGTATTTAGCTAGAGCAGGCAAAGCAAAAAGTGTAAAAGTTAAATTAGCAAAACGCAGAAGATACGAAGCAAAACAGGAATTAAAGGAAAGGCAGGAACATGATATTACCAGATAAATATAGTTATTTAGAGATGCACGCTGATTTAGAAAAAGCTCTAGATATACTTACAAATACCAATGATAATATGTGTATTATAGGGCCTAGTGGAACAGGGAAAACTGCGTTTCTTAGCCTTATTACAGATAGACAAATATACCCACACAACACAATAACATGCTGTCCTACAGGAATTGCAGCAGTAAATGCCTCTACAGAGGGGATTAAAGCTCAAACTATACACAGCTTATTTAGATTTCCCCCCATGAGTATTATCCCTGTCAATAGATTGAAAGTATCGGAAGATAAAGTACAAATGTTTAGAGCATTACACACATTGGTTATAGACGAAATTTCCATGGTGAATAGTGACTTACTTACAAAGATAGTTCACTTACTTAATATGTATAGAGATGGAGAACCAGTTAGGTTTATCTTATTGGGTGATCCTAGTCAACTAGCCCCTATATTGTCCACCAATGAAGAGAGGAATTATATGGAAGATATGTATGATTCTAAGTTCTTCTTTGGGGCTGATATGTTTAAATATATGCACCTACTATACTTTAATAAAATATTTAGGCAAAAGGATATGGAGTTTAAGGAAGTATTAAATAGATTTAGGCACAATGAGGCGATACTGTCAGATTACGCCTACTTGAATGAAAAAGTAGTAGATTACAAAGAGTTTATACAAGATAGAGATGCGGTGTATATTGCTATGACTAATAAAACTGTTGATAAAATAAATGACAGATATATTACTGCTAACCCTAATCCTGAGAAAGTATACTATGGTATAGCAACAAACTTTAACGAAAGGATAGTGCCTCAAGAGTTAATATTGAAAGAAGGGGCGCAAGTAATGATTGTGGCTAATAATATGATTATGGGATATTTTAATGGATTACTGGGAAAGGTAAGTAAATTAAATAATGACAGTATAGAAGTGGTTACAAATAAAGGTACAGTTACTATCACTCAATACACTTGGGAAAAGTATACTTTCAAATATGATAAAGAGACAAAAGAAATAACTGCCAAAGTAACAGGTAAGTATAGTCAGTTTCCAGTAAAAGTTGCTCACGCAATGACTTCACATAAAACACAAGGATTAACATTAGAAAATATTTATCTAGATTTAGAGAGAGGTACGTTTAGTTCTGGTCAATTATATACTAGCTTATCCAGAGTTACTTCTATAGATGGACTAGGGTTAGCTAGACCAATAAAGAAAAGAGATAGTAAGTTAAGTAGAGAAGTAAAAAAGTTCTATAAAAGCATTGACACGAATAAAGAAGTAGCGTATGATACTAAATATGATGATTTACCTTTTTAAGGAGGAGTAGAAAATGAACAAAAAGTTTAGACGGTTTAGTTTGGGGGATTCATTTGTAGCAGAGGGTAAACCTCATAGTGCTTATAGTAAAAATCCAGATGGAATGATAAAAAGAAATTTTGAGAAAACAAATAAAAAATGGAGGAAGGAAAATGGAAAGAAATTACCATGATGATTTAGAGATTAATGAGTTTGATTTAGTGGACGAATGGAAAAACCAAGCAGGGTTGTATGTGAGTTATGCTACAGATGGTGTAGATTTACAGGAGGACACAGATAACAAGAAAGATGAACTAGATTTAAAGGAGGCTAAAACAGAATTAGACATTCGTAATGGGGTATATGCCTTAGCAGGGGATATGAAGATTACAGACAAAGCTATCAGTGCTTTGGTGACTAATGACCCTGATGTTATTAGACTAAAGGAGGAATACAACGAACTCAAGAAAGAAGTAAGTTTAGCTAGAAAGGTAGAAGCAGGTTTTTACATGAGAAAAGAATCCTTAGAGAATATAGTTAAGCTAACTGGCAGAGAACAGTACTCCGAACCGAAAGACTCAACTGGATATGTGGACAATGAAAAAGAAAACTATGTGCGTGGCACAATGAACAACAAATTGAATAATAAATATAATAAAGAGGAAAAATAATATGGCTATAAAAGGGCTAAAGCAACAATTACAGAGCAGAGCAAGAGAAGTATATGATGAGAGAGATAAAGGAGGAGTAACAGGAGAGCGCTATCTTAGCATTGGTGGAGACGTATCCATCTACAAACCTAAAGATGGGAAAAATGCTATTGATATTATCCCCTTTTACAGAGGGACAGACTTGTTCAAAGGCAAGCCAGCAGGCACACCAGATTATCAAATTGAAATATTTATCCACAAGAGTTTTAACCAATCTGGCGATAGAGTTATTTGCCCAAAAAAAACTCGTGGAAAACCATGCCCTGCCTGTGAAAAAAGATACCTTCTTATGGATTTAAATAGAGAGGAAACCGAAGCTAAAGATGCTAAGGAACGACAAACAGAGATTGATAATCTAAGACCACAAAGAAGAGTGTTGTTAAATGTTATTAATTTAAAAGAAGATGAGGATGATGAACATAATGGTGATATTCAGATTTTAGATGAATCACAGTATTTATTTGCTAAAGAACTTATTGAAGAATCTATGGAAGGGGATGAGAATGGCGACCCTATTGACTTTACCACACCAGATGAAGGCAAGAGTGTGTTCTTTAGTGGTAGACCAAAACCAATTGGTAATAGCAAACACACTTACTTAGAGTTCAAATCCTTTAGTTTCACAGAAAGAGACGAACCTTATGATGATGAAATTATCAATGAATCACATAAACTTGACTCATTACTTAAAATACACACATATGAAGAGATTGCGGCTATGCTTAGTGAAACTAAAATTATTGCTAGTGAGGATACAACTGATGAAGAGGAAGAGAAATCTACCAAGAAATCTAAGGCTTCACGTTTCAAGAAAGGTAAAGCTAAGGTGCAGGAAGAAGAGGATGATGAGGAAGAGGAGTATGAAGAACCAGATGATGAGGAAGAGGAAGAAGATACTCCACCGCCAGCTTCTAAGAAACGGGCTAGAAAACCTAAAGCACCCGAAGTAGAGGAAGATGAGGACGAAGAAGAAGAAGCCCCTACCAAACCTAAAGGTAAAGCTGAGCTATGTCCACACGGGCTTACCTACGGAGTAGATGGTGACCCTACAGAAGAGACTTGCCAAAAGTGTGCTAAAGAAAATAAAACACTTTCCCGTAAGTGTATTCTAGCGAGTATATCGTAACTTTTAATGGGGGTGTATAGCCCCCTTTATTTTTCATAAGGAGTATATAAATGAGATTGCTACAAGGTGACTGCCTACAAGAAATGGATAAACTAATAGAAGAGGGGGTTAGGGTGGACGCAATTATTTGTGATCCACCGTTTGGCACGACAAATTGTTCTTGGGATTCTGTTATCCCATTGAATAGAATGTGGGAAAAATTAAACAGTATAAAGCATAATAGTAACACACCAATAATTTTAAACTCCCAACAACCTTTTACAACAAGTCTTATTGCTAGCAATATATCTAATTTTAAATATTGTTGGTATTGGGAAAAAGAAAGATTAACAAATATCACACAAGTAAAAAAAAGGGCTGGGAAAACGATAGAAGAAGTTTGTATTTTTTATGATAAACCCTGCTTATATAATCCACAAATGATAAAATATTATGGTAAAAAAAGGACAAACAAAGTAAAAAATGGAAAAATGGGCAAGTTGGCAGATAGTGGAGAAAAAAAAGTAAAAGAATATAATGATACTGGCTTTAGGTATCCTACACAAGTTTTAAAATTTAAAAGAGATATTTTAACTAGTAATTTACACCCAACCCAGAAGCCCGTCAAGCTCATGGAGTATCTTATCAAGACCTATACAAACGAAGGTGAAACCGTTCTAGACTTTACTATGGGAAGTGGTACTACTGGAGTAGCCTCAGTAAATACAGGCAGAAACTTCATAGGCATTGAGTTAGATAAAGGATATTTCAAAATAGCAGAAAATA